TTAAGTTCTTAATACCGTCTTTGATATCTGTAAATTGTTTTGTTACTTGTTTCATATTTTATTTCCTCTCAATTAATATACCTTATAGTACCAAGTTTTTCACCTATTGTCAATGGGGGTATCTAAGTCCTTGTTTTTACTAGGTTTTTTAGTCGTTGTATAATATAACCTTTTAAAAAATAAACGAATCGATTCGTTTAGGTATAATCTTTGACATATTTTATTTTCATTAAAAAATTAGAACCACCTAACTTTAAAACTTCTTCATAACCTAATTTACATAAAAAGTTATATGCGTTATTTTCTTTTTTTAGTTCTTTAGGGTGTATTTCTATAAAGATACTTGGTTTATATTTCTCTAATGTATTTGTAGCACCCTCTAACACATTTAACTCATGGCCCTCTGTGTCTATCTTAATAAAATCAATTTTATCAAAATTGTAATTGTCTATGGTTGTTGTATTAACTTGTGTTATTTTGCTTGTTCTAACTCTATCTGGATTAAATTCTAATGTAGACATACCAGAGTTGTGTTGTGTTACTTTCATATCTACAACATCAACTTTATCAGATATACCTATCTCATGTATTTCTACATTATTAATACCCTTACAATTTTCATTCCAACACTCGATATGTTCCTTTACTGGCTCAAATGATATTACTTTCTCAAAAATTGTTGATAGTCTTTTAGTCCATATTCCAACATGAGCTCCAATGTCAAGTGCAATATTTCTATTTGGAATAAATTTCATAGTATCAAAGAAATGTTTTTGTTCATAACTATCTCTCCAAAACCAATTATCATTATTTGGTATCCAAAGTTTTTTATCTTTAGTTAGTTTCATTGTTTATTTGACCTATCTTATAAGCTTTTTGAAAATTAAAGTGAAGACCTAATGGTTTAAATCCAGTTTTTTTCTCCTCTTTTTTTGACCATTTCCAATAAGAATCTGATGACCTTTTAATATCATCTATATGATTTACTATCCCTAATGGTTTCCATTTTTTTAAGAGTTGTTGAACAACATCATCTCTCATTTTTTGTGTTCTGTATGATGAACAACCACCAGATGCGTTAACATTATATTTGTGTGCCATACAAAATTCACCTAGTTTACGAGTTGTATAACCACGCAGAAGAACCTCAAAATTAAAAGCTATATCTTGACAGGTATAAAATTCATTCCAATCAACATCATCAATAATCTCTGATAATTTTTCACCATCTATCCAAAATGCACCAGTAATAAATGAATTTTTGTTGATACTAGATGGTGGAAATCCAGCCTCTTTGTGTCCAACACTTATAACTTTTTTTTCATTCATAAGATTATCAATTTTTTCTAACATCTCGTCCCAATCTTTTTCATTACACTCTCTTTTAGATTTTTCCATGTTGGGTGGTTGATTATAATATCTAGAATTTCTTCTAAACCATACTATATCATCATCAATCATACCGTATCTTTTTTTTCCAGCGTGACGATATATTAACTCTCTTGTTTTTGTAAGACCAATATCATTATCAACAATCAAATATTCTACATCATACTTGAATAAATGTTTTTCTTGTTCTTGAATAACTAGTATAACTTTATCTTTATGAATACTTGGTATTTTACTCAATGCAGTTTGATTATCAACTCTACGAAATGTTGGTATATATATTTTTTCAATCATTTTACTGTTTTGCTGGATTTACAAGTACAATTTTGATTTTACAAGATGACCAAGAATATTTACTTAATATTTTAAATTCTTTTATTATATCTTTTGAATTTTTATATCTTTGATAAATTTCAGTAAAATCAAACCAAACAAAAATTAAAGCTGTCTTTGGAAGTTTACGTTGTTTTTTCATATAATCTATCATATAGTTGTTTATTTTTTCTTTAACCAAACTATATTTAATTTTTTTTACTAAGTCAGCATCAGGAAAAATTTTCATTTCTTTTTCTTTAATTTTATCAAATGCTTTTTTGTCTTCTGGTAAAAATGTGTCTTTAGTTTCATCTAAAGCATCATCACTAAAATCATAACTATTATCAAGTTTTTTCTTTTCTACTTTAATTGCATTTTTGTATTTGGTTCTTATATGACTTTTAATAGTTTTTATTTCTTCTGGTGTGAGTGCGTGACCATCAAATATCTCACTTATTGATTGATGTTCTAAATCTGGTACACCATTTTCATTAATTAATCCTTTCGTTCTTAAAGTATTTTCAATATTAAATTCTATATCTTCATCTTCAGCCCAATCTCCACTGTCCATAGGTTTTCTATTGTACCAAGTTCCTAGTGCTTCCTTATCTTCAAGTTTTATATATTTATGCCAATCATAAGGCACCTTAATAGTTTTAAGACCAGACATTTTTGGGACTGATAAACAACTATCAGAACTTTGATTACCATCACCTACCTCTGGTAAATTATCTTTTATCCATAGGTTTTCTATATCCTCTGGTAAATATACAATTAATCTACCTTTCCAATTATTTGGACTTGGGTCTTCTTTCATTTTTCTTGTATATCGAGATACAGATTTTTTCCTTCTTACACTTCGTCTTCCTTGAATGAACTTGTTTTTTTCTTTCAATAATTTTATTTTTTCTCTTTCCATAAACCCTTCATTAAAGTGAGGTTCTGTTATTTTATCATTTTCTTTTTCTTTTTGTTGTCTTATAAATTCATCTTTAAGTCTTTTCTTTGCAATAAAAGATAACATATTATCCTCTTTCCAATAACCTTCTTTTTTTGGGCCATTGTTTGTTCTCTTATTGTAAAGTGGTATTTTTAAAAAATACTTTCTTAATGTTATCTCATACTGTTCCCAAAATCCAAAATCTTTTACTTTTGGGTTCTGATGCAAAATTTCAATTTCTTGTCTAGTTGAATTTTCGATATCTTTACTCATCTCATCACTTGGTATATCTTTACCCTTTGATGAACTATGATATTGTTTTATAGTTCCTATAATATCTTCTCTATCTTTTTTAGTCAGAGTTTTTTTGTAAACATATTCTTTTAAAGAATTGTTTATCCATACACGCCTTACACCAACAAACCTTTTTAAATCTTTAGATATTGAACTTTCATTAACAATAGTAACTGTCATATTTTTAATCCTTTATTCATCATTTTATTAAACTGTTCATAGTATTCTTTTTCAGATAACAATACCTTTTTGTAGTTGTTTCTATATTCTGCAAGTTTACTATTAAATGTATTTTTATCTTTCAAATATATTATTCTTTCTTTTAACTGTTCAAATGACGATACCCTTTGAAAGTCATCTATTTCGTATGTATTGTTGATATCGTAGTCTTTCCACACAAAAGGAATAATACCCACAGACAAGGCCTCTGGATATCTTGATGTGGTTGCAGTTGCGTCTTTCCAATTAAAACATAGAGTTGTTCTTGCAGGCTCTATCATGTGATAAAACTTATTCCAATCTTTAATCCATTTACTATTTCTAATTACTCCACTAGGAAATCCACCTATTAACATAGTTGATATGTCTTTATCCCTATAGATTTGTCTAATAGTTTTTTCTCTTTCATTCTTTTCACTGGGTTTCATTTTTCCCCAGTAGGCCAATGATATTGTTTTATCAGCAGGTTCAAGTATTGTACTCTGTAGTTTTTGTATAAAGTGATATTTCATTCCATGTATGTTTATCCATTCTGGTTCACACTCATCAATCGTATGAAATGATTTAAGATTTACACCTTTAAGTGTTTTATTGCGATATAGTTCTTCTGTATCACCTCTATCACTTCTAAACATAATAACAGTCTTACCTTCAAAGTATGGTCTTATCTGTTCCATATGACTTTCAGACTTTGCAAGGTCTTTAGGGTTCATCTGAAGTTCTCCATGATATCTGAACTCCGAATCACTAGGTATAACAATAACATCAGCCCACTTAATTGTTTCTGGTGTTCTTTTAGGTCTACCGTTTCCAAACGACACATTGTAAGTATCATACTTATGTTGTGGATTGTTATCTCTCCACTTTACATAGTTCTCAAAGAAACTATCAAGAACAGTTTCTAGTGGGCCTGTATATGTTACATTACTTCTTATTCTTGCAATAGTTATATTCATCTTATAATATCAATCTTATCCATAGTGTCTTTATTAAATACTTCTAGTTCTCTACGCAATCTACCATCTTTAGATATATTGTTATATCTTTTGGTTGCAAGTTTCTTCCACCATTTTATTACACCTTCAAGTTCAAACCTATCAAAGTTTTCTGCTTTTGTCAATGTATTTGTTTTACCTAATAATACATCTCTTGCATTTGAATATCCATACTCCGACATATAAAATCTCTTCTGCGTAGTGACATCACCAGCCTTTGCAATCTCTTTACTAAACAACTCATAGGCCTTTGTATCAAAATCTTTGAGAGATGATTTGATTACACCTATCATTTTAGTTTGATATTTTAACTTACGACTAGACACACCTTGTCTTATCAAAGGTTCTCCACCATTCTTATCTTCAAACCAATCACGCATCTTAAAGTAGATATCCTCACCTAGTGTAAGTAGAAACTTTGATTGTGTATCTCCTTTGTATCTTAAGTAAGGACGCATACCATCATACATACTTGCACCCTTGATATTACCATATAAACTTGTAGTTTCAAACAAACAAAACTCTGTATCGTATTTCTTGTTTAACATTCTTCTAGTTGCGTGAGAACAACATATGGCTGCAAGTAATTTACCACCTAGACAATTAAATCCAAATGGTTGTGCAGGCACAATATTAAATCCCATGATTGCACGTTTATTAAATATATCTAAATTTGGAACTTGACCAAGATAATCGTTTCTAGGTTTAGAGTTAATCAATGGTGAACCATAACGAATAAAACCTACAATCGTATTAGTAGTGGTTTCTTTCACAACTAACTTAAGTGTCTTGCCTGGATTTTCATCTGGACTAAATGACGCAGTCTTCTCAAGTAATGTATCAAACAATTTAGTAGGTATTTGTACAACTTGAAAGTTCATATCCTCTGGGTGCATATCAAAGTCTTGAAACAAATCATCTTCGATACTCATGCCTGGAATAGGAGCAGGTATATTCTTAACCCTTTCTATTTTTCTTGCACGAAAGTAATCATCAATACGACCAAAGTTTTTAAAGTAATCCATAAACTTTGTGGCTGCATAGATAGCATCTTGTCTTTCTAACATCAAAAGAAATCCTCCAGTGTACCTTGTGTTCCATAACTTTTGTCGATTAACCAATTCATCTTATCTGTGATAAACTTTAATGGTTCGACAAAACTCTTCTCATACTGTACATTATAGTCTATTAGAGAGTGTATGTCAAGTTCTTTTGGTAACTTAGTTATAAAGGTTATGGCTGTACATTGATACTTGTTTGGTAACTTTAGATTGAGAAACTTAATCTTATCACCCTCTTGAATAAATGGATACTTGTGTCCCAATTTCTTTTGTTTGACAAGATGGTTATACAGTATCGCACCCTTCACATGGATAGGAGCACCCTTGTTGAATAGGTTTGCACTATTAGACCATTTACTTAATCCGTTCACACTTCTTGGATATGCAATCTCTTCTGGTGGTAATTCCATAAACTCTTTCCTAAAATCTTGTATGAATGTATTTAGCATTTTCTCATCACCAGACATAATTATTTTTATACCTTCTTTGAGTTTCTTACGACAAGGAGCAGGAGTAGAACTTTTGATAGCCTCAATACCCATAATCTTAAGTTGTGGTTCTTTGTATCGAACACCTTCGATATCCCACGCATTAAGAATGTATCTTTTCTTTGCAGTCCAGATACCTTTATCTGCAATCACTTCTCGTTTCATATTCATTCTTTGGGAATGACAGTTGAGATATTCAGACAAATCTTTATAACTCTTATCAATAAAAGGTTCAATCTTTTCCTTAGCAATAGTGTCCAAGAAGTCGGTAATCTTTCCAACATCTGTTCCCTCTTTAAAGACTTTATTAACAAGTCTGTCAAATGTAATGTACACCGAATCGGTATCAGATGCAACCACGAAATCTTCTTTGACTGTTCCCAAAGTCTTGTTGAGATACCTATTAAGAGCAGACTCAATCCAGCGAATAGATAACTGACCACTCGTAGTAATACCTTCAGCAATGAGTAGATTGTAATACCTAAAGTATGCATTACCGATTGCACCATAAGCAGAGTTAAGTGAAATCTTTTTAGCCATTTGAATGTTGTTGTACTTCGAAATGTCTTTAAGTAGTTTTTTATCTTTAGTGTTTTCATATTCTTGTTTAGCCTCCAACATCTTTCTCTTATATTCAGTCCTTGTATTATACATATCTTCCATCAACTGTGGAAGAAAACCTTTCTGGTCTGTTCTGAATATCGCACCGTTAGGTGTCATAGTATGATTTTTATCTAACTTACTTGTATCAAACTCTTTGTTCAATAACTTGTCTACTTTCATATTAGGAACTTTGTTTTGTGATACAAGTGTTTCTGTTGATATATTATATTGCATAATTAGATGTGGATACAGAGAGTTCAAGTCAAATGACATCACCCACTTGTGCATACCCACGATAGGGTCTTTAACATAAGCACCCTCAAACTTCTCAGACTTAGATGAACTAATTCTTTGTGGAACAACAATGTTTTTCTTTCTGAGATAGTTGTATATAATAATGTCCCAATACTTTGTTGTACCTAGAACGTCCATATAGTTTGTCTTAGCATCATAGGCCATAGTCAATGCAAGTTCAATCAACTTCATCTTATCTTCAAGTTTGTCCACCAACTCCACGTCTGTAATATTATATTCGATAAAGGACTGATAGTCTTTCTGATACCATTCACTAAATGTATCATAAGGATTACCGTCTTTTCTTTCACCTAGTTCTACATACGCAATATAGTCAAGAGTATATTTTTCTTGTTTTGAATAAGTAAACTTACGATATAAATCAAAATAATCTAATGCAGACACACCACCAATGTCAATCACTTGATGATTTCTACCCATCATGTAAACTTCTTTGGAATATACATTACGCCAAGGCGATAGTCTTTTTACTTCTTTGTCATCATATAATTTGATGATACGATTATACAGATAAGGAATATCAAAGAACTCAGTATTCCAGCCAGTAATCACATCTGGTTGGTTCTTTTCCCAAAATGATAGAAACTCTTGTATAAGATGTTTTTCATCTCTACACTTTACATAACCAACATCATCACGATTGTTTTTAAATTCACCGATACCCCAAACCATAATGTGTTTGTTCTGATGATTTTTGATTGTGATAGAAAGTAAAGGTTCAGC